AAACCCCCGCTGAAAGCCACCGGCTTGAGGAGGGGGCGTTCCGCCGTGCCACGATAAAAACGGCTTCCTTAGAGTATTGAGCCCCTTGGTCCACATCAGCCAAAGCTCGACGGATTCCGTTTTTGTAAGTCAAAAGGTCATCGTCCACCGCATCAAAAGAAATCGCGTTAAGGTCGTTTATAGTAGCCACACCAGACTTCGGGCGGCTGTCAGTAGTAGGAGGATTGTCAAAAGGACGAGCACTCCAAGTAGAATCGAGTTGGCTGTTCCATCGAGTGACATACTGACCTGAAGTCACTATTGAAGTTAGATCACTTGCATCTAACCAAATAGCACGGGTGTCGAGTAGAGAGGGGGTCCAATACTGAGAAGTGACTAGAATTAAATGCCCTTCGTTGTCATAGTGCAAAAAAATTGTCATCGTAACGCCGCCGCCTTTTGAAAATACAATTTGGGACGGGCTATATCCAGTGTTCCGATTAACCCCGTCGTAAGTGGCAGGGACAATTTCAATATCGTAGCCATTCTCCGAAGAATACTTGACGAGGTGCTCGACGCCCAGGAACCCGTTAATCAGCCCTGCGAGCTTTAAGTTGAGAAGGGCTTGTGTCGCATCGCTCTCCGCTTTGACTTCGGCTTGAAACGGGGGAATGAGTGCCTGCGTCTCGTCAAACTCCGTCTGGAGGAGCGTCTGTGTTGCGTCGCTCTCCGCTTTTACCTCTGTGCGGAAGTCGGCAACCGCTGTCTGCGTCTGGTCAAACTCGGCCTGAAGAAGTGCCTGCGTCTCGTCGCTTTCGGCTTTAACCTCCGTGCGGAAGTCGGAAAGCTCGGTCTGCGTCTGGTCGAACTCCGTCTGAAGGAGCGTCTGTGTCGCATCGCTTTCGGCCTTTAGCTCTGTTCGGAAGTCGGTAATCGCCGTCTGCGTTTCATCGAACTCGGCCTGCAACAACGATTGTGTCGCATCGCTTTCGGCTTTGACCTCTGTGCGGAAGTCGGCAATCGCCGTTTGGGTCTCGTCGAACTCGGCCTGCAACAAGGCTTGCGTCTCGTCAGTCTCGGCTTTGACCTCCGCTCGAAAGTCGGAAAGCGCGGTCTGCGTCTCGTCGAACTCAGCCTGCAACAACGCCTGCGTTTCGTCCGACTCGTCCTTGATGAGTTGCCCGAGATCAACGCCATCGTCGTAAAAAATCGAAAGCGCGTCGGAATCACGGTGCGTCTCGCAATCTTTGTATTGGGGGAAAACAATGATCGTGTTGCCGCCGGAGATCGTGACTTGGGCCGTCGGTTCGTGTTCGAGGTTGTGGTAAATAAACCCGACCGTCGAATTGACGATCAGTGCCAGCCGCTCCTGGGGAATCTCAATGCCCGCCAGCGTAATCGTGCGGGCAGCTACATCAAAAGTGTAAGGGCCGGTGTATTGCTGTTTCACACGCCTCCAAGAGCGATGCTAAAAGCCATGACCGACCCTTTGCTTACTTCGCCCTGGGGTCCTTGCGGGCCGGTGTAGCCGCGGGGGCCTGGCCCTCCGACTGCGCCGGTATCGCCTTTGTTGCCCTGAACGCCCTGCAAACCTCGGGGGCCCTCTATGCCCTGGGGGCCTGGATCGCCGCGCAAACCTTGAAAACCACGGGCTCCCATCGCCCCAGCGGGGCCTGGTCCGCCAGATGGGCCAACGGGACCAACGGGGCCCATGGGACCATCCACGCCGCGATCGCCTTTGTCGCCCTTTAACCCGCGCTCGCCCTGGGGGCCGGTAATGCTATCTCCTTTAAGACCTTGAAAACCACGATCGCCTTTTAATCCCGTCGGGCCAACAGGGCCGATAGGCCCGATAGGTCCGATAGGTCCGACCGCTCCTTGCGCCCCAGCGGCTCCAGGGGCTCCGTTCAAACCTGGCAACCCGCGGGGTCCCTGGGGGCCGGTCAAGCCGGAGCCGATGATTTCGATAATCTCTGCCATGTTAGATCGTTGCCTCCGGCAAGACAACCACCGTGCCGCGAATGAGTTTCCTCACCACGCCGCCGGTCGTCAGTTCCAAATCGTAAACAAAATTTCCCGCAGGGAGAGCCGCCGTTTCTTCAGGAGCCATCTCTAGTGAGACTGTTCCGCCCGCGCCGCCTAGCAAAATTCGGCTATTCTCGGTGCTGAGTTCAAACCCGACGGCGCTGCCGTAGCTCCTGCGAGCCTGCATCTTGGCGGTATAACCTGTTAGGTTCATAACCTGCCCGTCCACCTTCCAGCGAAATTGCTTCTGAAAAGTGGAACCTTGCTCGATCGTCAGCGGGTATTCAACGGCTTCCATGGGTTGCGAAATTATTACACCTAGCAGTCCAAAAGGCAAGACGAATTGCGCTTGACATCGAAGCGCCCCATCATCTTCCGCCACGGGCGGGCAGCGCGGGGGCCGCTCTCCTGGGGAGGCCGAAGTCCCATCCGCTCGCGCACGACTTCCAACAAAACAAACGCCGCGTCCGCAATGTCAGGGGATCGCCCCATCCGCGCCTTCATGTCCGCCTTCGGCTCGACACACAATTTCATCCCACCTGATTTGCGCGTCTCGAAATTGCGGGCGGTCATTTCCTGGGCAAGGTCGGGGCCGATGCCGCGAAGCTGCCCATTCTGCAAATACTCCTTCGCGCCGAACCAAAGCTCAGTGACGCGGTTCACATACTTGTCGTTGGCTTTCGTCGCGTCGTAAGCCGAGAGCGACCGATCACTCGGGGACCCTCCGAAATGAACGCGGAGAAAATCATTGCTTCCTAAGACGCGGGATAGCGCATCGCAAAACGGAACGCCGCCGCCCGTCACATCGACCCCGAGATGGTAAGACTGCACCCGCTCACGCCGCAAAATCTCGGCGATCTTTGCCGCCACTTGAAAAGTTCGCGGCTCATTCGATGAAGCGTCGTCCTCAACGAAATGGAAGGTATCAAATGATACCTGCTCGATGCCGTCTTTGTTTAGGCCGTAGCTGCCGACATACAGCACACAACGATCTCCGCCCGAAACAAACGAAGGGTCCACGCCCGCGATCCGTGTCGTCGCGCCCTGCCAGACCGGCGGCTGGTCCCCTTTGAATTTGATGATCTCCGACTCCGAGTAGATCGCTTTGGAAATTCCCTGGGGAGGCCAGAAGCCGCGATAGTCACGCCAAAACATCGGCGAGTCGTCGCCCAGTCGTTCAACCGCTTCCTCGATCTTTTCCCATTTCTGAATCGGCCAGAGATTTTCTTTCGCCAGATAATTCGGGTTTCGCATTGCATCGAAATGCAGGCAAACCCCGCCCAGCTTGGTTTCCCAGCGATCGTCGTTCACCGAAATCGAACCCCAGCCATTTTGCGGCTCCGCGAATTTTCCAAATGGGTCGTAGTAGCTGACAGGGTTCGCCGCCGCGCAGATGTGCAGCACCGCGTTGTTCGCCAAGTTCGACATCGCCGTGTCGAGAAGCGAATGCGAAAGCTCCGACAACTCATCGGCTGCGAGAAAGACTCGCGGGGCTTTCATGCCTCGCATCTTGCCCGTCACCTCGTTGGTCTTCTTTGCTTCCGCGGGGATGAGATACACGCCCGCCTGCTCCATGCGGACCTTGTCGCGCACAACATAAATCGCCGGAGTCGGCGTGTCGGTGAGCTTCGCCGGAGCGACGGGCGCAATCGAAGGCCAGTAGCGGGACACCGCGCCCCAAACGCGCTTCTTGGAATCGCGGATCGAAGTCGAGGTCAGAAGCCCGAGCGTGTGATACGGCGCAGCAAGCCAATTCAAAAGAATCCACACCGCCATAAAGTCGGACTTGCCCGACGAGCCGCAACCCGCGAAGCCCACGAACTGCGAGTAGCAGCACTCGTAGAGCATATCCTCGGCCCACGGGTGCCAGATAAACGGCTCCGAATTTTTCGAGAAAAACATCTGCGCCGCCCGCTTGAAATTTTCCTCTCGCGGCGTTCCGTCTTTTGCTAACGCTCGGTAAGCATGAAGCTCGATCGTCCAATCCGCAGTGCCCGGAGGGTAAACATATCCATAGCGAACGACGCTGTTTTTTGGGATCGGGGTTTTTCCGTCATCGACAAAAATCCCAAACTTTTTTTGAACCATTCTGGGGTAAAGTAGGTCTAACTTGGGGAAGAGTCAAAATCAATTTTACATAAACAATACCTTGTCAACAATTTGTTCAAATTTCAACGCGAATTCGAGCCCCGTAGACTCCGGTCTTTTTTGCCCCAACTTTTTTGGGGGAAAACTTTCACTCTCCTACGCAAGCCTACGGGTTTTTTCTTTCGGGTTGTATAATCTTGTGCAAGGTTATTACACCTTTTCCCCAACTTTCCCCCAAGTTTTTGGGGCAAAAGCGAGCAACAAAACGAACAACCAAAACACCGAAAAATGAAAATCCGAACCGACAAAATTGACGACGCGACAAGCGTAATGAAATGCGGGCACATCCAAGTCCGAATAAAAAAATCCACGCATGGTGGCTACACTCGCCACCGCCTTTCATGGCGCGTGGGGAAACGCGGGCATCGCCGCGATTACTCCGACGAAACCGCTGCGCTCGCCGAAGCAGAGCGCATCGTGAAAAATCTCGTGAAGAGTGACGGAGCCGCAACAGGCTTGAGCGGCGAGGATGTGTTCTACTTCACCGAATGCTCTCGCAAGCTCGGCAAGACTCCCATGCACGCGGCGGTGGAATTTTATTTGAAGTTCCACCAATACACCGACCGCAACCCGAAAACTTTCACCGAGGTCTTCGATCTTTTTTACAGCAAGAGCGTGGAGCGAAAACTTTCTGAACGCTACTACCAGACGATCCGCCACCACCGCAATGTGTGGGAGCCGGAGTTCGGCAGTCGATTCATCGACACCATCGCGCCCGAGGAGTATCTAAATTTTTTGAACCGCTCGCGAAAATACGCGGACCGCTCGAAATACAATTTATTCGGCACGCTCTCCACGATCCTTCGATTCGCGAGAAAACAACGATTCATCTCCGAGGACAAAATGGAGATCGAAGCGAACTTTGGAAAACTGAACGCGACGACTCCCGAATACTACACACCGGAAGAACTCTGCCGGTTGTTCATCGCGGCTCCGAAATACTACCTGACCTATCTGGCATTGATGGCGTTTGGCGGGACACGCAGCGCGGAGGCGAGTCACAAAAAACTCAAATACCAGAATGTGCTCTTCGAGGAAAAAATGATTCGGCTTTCTCCAGAAATCACCAAGACCCGCACGGGCCGAACCATCGACATCCCTGACAATCTTGCGGCGTGGCTGAAAGAGTTTGGCGGAAAAAACGAGGACTCCATTTTCCCGCGATCAAAAGTTCTCCCGCTGTCCGATGAAAAATTAAAAGCGGTGGGAGTGACGACCAAGAGCAACGCCCTTCGCCATTCGTTTTGCTCCTACCATCTGGCCTTGCACCGTAGTTCGTCGCACACCGCGGAAATTGCGGGCAACTCTCCCAGGATGCTCAACGAGCATTACAAGGCCCTCGTGAGCCGGATTGCGGCGGAAGATTGGTTTTCGATCACCCCAGAAAAAGTAAGGTGTTTTGCTAAGGAAAAATCCCTTGACGGGTTAATAACTTGGTAGAAGGTTGCGGATGCCGGTAACACGGTATTAACCAAAACAACCAAACAACTGAAAGACTAAAATGCCAAATCAACTCAAACACGGTTCACTTCGCGTCTCGTATGTGGAAGAAATAGAAGTTCACAAAGCCATGAAAATCCTTGCGGCGACACAGGGCGTAACAATCAGCGCCCTCACCCGCAAAGCCACCGAGCAATTCCTAAAACAAGAAGACCCGAGCGGCGTCCTCCGCTCGTCCGCCAAAAAACTTGCTCAGAAACAAGGCACTACTGCCAACGAGCGGCTGGAAGAAAGCATGGACCCCGACATCATCCAACTTGCCAAGCACCTCCAGAAGCAATTCAAGAAATAGTTTCCCTCAGACAAAACCATGCTCATCAGAGCCCTATAAGTAATAACCTAACAACCTAAAACATATATGACAATACAAATCACCCTCAGTGACGCAGCCTCCACCTCGATCCTTTCCTTGGCTCGATTAGTGGACTCAACGCCCGAAATGCTGGCTCTGCTTTTCGTGGAAGACGGCGTGCGTGCTTATGAGGATCAACCCGAAGAACTCAAAGCCAGTCTTAATGGAGAAGAAATCGAACCCTAAACTCATCCGCTCCTTCCCATCCGATCCAGACCTCGAAAGGGGTCTGGATCGCGAGAGGGAGAAAACCGGAATGTCCATTTCCGCGATCATTCGCGAAGCCCTCAGAAAATTCCTCGGACTATGACCAACATGATTATTGAATGCCGTTCGTTCACCGCGACCCCGCTGGGGGAAGGGAAAGTGCGGTTGGAAATCGCGGGAGCCGCAGCGGGCAAACGCGACCCGAACCAGACATACAGCGCCTCGGAGGTCGTGAAACGCCTTTCCGAACTGATGGGGAAAGAAGTCCACCGCAACTGCCTCGTTTATTGGCGAGACAACCTCGGGCTCCCTTACAAAAAACTCGGCCCTAGAAAATTTCTCTACCAAGAGAGTGAAATCGCCCGCTGGGCGAGTGGGAGAACCTCACTTTTCAATATATGAAGCGCATCAACTCTCGCGCCAAGGGCGCACGGGGCGAGCGCGAGCTTGCCGGATTTTTGACGGAACAAGGGTTCCCCGCGAAGCGTGGGGTTCAGTTCTCGCAGGGGCGCTTCGGTCTGACAGGTGACGATGTCATCTGCGACTCTCTACCGCTTCACATCGAGTGCAAGCGCGTGGAGGCGGGGAACCCCTATGGCTGGCTCTCCCAAGCCCAGCGCGATGCGAAGCCAGGGAAAATCCCGACCGTGTTTCACAAGCGCAACGACCACGAATGGATCGTGGTTCTCTCGGCGCAAGATTTCATCGCGATCCTTCGCGAGTCCTCTTTGGTGAAATGAGTATCCTCGACACCGCCTTGGAAGTGACGAGCGGCGACCGCCGCCGCGATTACGACAAAGCCACCCCCAACCACGAGCGAATCGCGGCCCACTGGAATGCCTATATTCAGTCCCGCAAAGACCCGAATGCCCCGCTTTCGCCTCTGGATGTGGCTCACCTGATGATTCTCCTGAAGATCGCTCGGGCTGTTTACACGCCGACTCGCGACTCTTATGTCGATATCGCGGGGTATGCCCGCTGTGCCGCCCAAATTGCAGGATTCGAGGAAGAGTGAAGTTCTCCCTTTACCCCTTTCAGCAAGACGCGGTGGAGAAAAACCTCGCGAGCCTCGACGCCAACGGAGCCTCGCTGGAAGCCACGGGATGCGGGGGCGGCAAGACAATCATCGCCTGCGAAGTGGCACGGCGCTACGGGCTCCCCGTCGGAGTTGTCTGCCCCAAGAGCGTCAAAGCCAAGTGGCGAGCCACTCTGGAGGCTTTCGGCATCGAGCCGGTGTTTGTCGAAAACCCTGAAAAGCTCCGTGCGGGGAACACCCCATGGTTAAAAAAAGTGGGCAGTAATTTTAACTGGGTCCCCGAAAATCTCCTACTGGTCGTGGACGAAGTTCATATGTTCGCAGGCTACAAATCGACAAACAGCAAGATGCTTGAAGCCGCACCATACCGAGTGCTGATGCTGTCAGCCACGGCGGCGGAATCGCCGCTTCGCATGAAAGCGATCGGGGCCAAGCTCGGCCTCTTTTACCCGAAAGCATTCTGGGGCTGGGTGCGAAAGATGGGCGCGGAGAACGGACGCTGGGGCGGGCTTGAATGGGACCCAAAGACTCCCGAGAACAAGCTCGCAATGGAGCATCTGCACCATTCCATTTTTACGAGTCGCGGGAACCGCACTTTGGATGCCGTGCTGTCTGACCAGCTTCCCGAACTCCGGCTCTGCGACGAGCCAATTCACCTTTCGAGCGAAGACCGCGACGAAATCTTGAAGCTCTACTCGGAGATGATCGACATAGAAGACCCTGCTGCGGTCAAAAACCTCCGGCAGCGCCAAGCGATCGAACTCATCAAAGTTCCCTACCTCGTCGAGAGGGCGTCGGAAATTGTCGAGGAAGGCGGGAGCGTCGTGCTGTTTCTCAATTTCCACGCTTCGATCGACAAAGCCGCCGCGCTACTGGGGGAGATGTCGGAGACGATTGACGGGCGGGTGTCGCAGGAATTGCGACAGGGGAGCCGCGATAGATTTCAAGCCAATGTTCTACGCTGCCTCGTTGTCCAAATTGGAGCCGGTGGTCAATCTATCGACCTTCACGACACGCACGGTAACGCGCCACGCACGGCCCTTCTCTGCCCGCAATTTTCAGGCACCGCGGAGGAACAAGCGATCGGGCGAGTGCGTCGGGTTGGAGCGAAGAACCGCGCTCTGGCACTGCGCCTCTACGCCCCAGGGACAGTCGAGCAAGCCGCTCTGCACCTAACGCGCCACAAGCGCGAGAATCAGCAAATTTTGAACGAAGGAATTATGACAAAGGAAACCAACCGCGACATAGCAGAGGTGTCGATCGCGGCGGCACCAACAGAAAAAGAACACGCGGAGCATTCTCCGTCGTCACTCAAGGAAAAGGCGAAATGCCCAGGATTTCGCAATGACCAAACCCGCGACACGACAGCCGCCGACCGCGGCACCCTAGGGCACCTCGCGATCGAAAAGGAGAACCTCGATGTCATCCCCGCCGATGACGAGTTCCTCCGCAAATGCGCGGGACTCTGCCTCCAATACCTCCGACAGCTTCGCGAGAAGTGCGGTGCGGGGTTGGAGGAGATTCGGGAGCGCCGTTACACGGTCCTCGATCAGTTCGGGCACATTGACCACATTATGCTTCACGGCGACACCGCCGAGTTGGTGGACTACAAGTTCGCTTGGGGGAAATATGAAGCGGATTCGCCTCAATTTTGGGCTTACAGCGTCGGAATCTGGGACGCACACCCCCAGATAAACACAATTACTGTTCATGTGCTCCTCCCCTTCCAGGGCGTGATTGATGTTGTCGAGTGGACTCGCGAAGCGAGTTACGACCGGCTTGTCGCCGCTGTCACAGCTATTGTCGCCGCCGCCAAACGCAATGACCCCGTCAGCTATCAGACAGGCGGTCACTGTGCTTGGTGTAATAACCGCGCACAGTGCCCCAAGCTCAACAGCCTCGCGCTCACGATCGCCAGCAAATATCAGCCCGACGAACTCGCGCTCCCACCGGAATACGATCCAGCAATCATCAGTGACCCCGAGAAAATGGCGCTCGCCAAAAAACTCGCTCCCATCCTCAAAGGCTGGGCTGAGAAAGTGGATGCGCGGGCCTTGGAGCTTCGCCTCTCAGGCGTCGAAATCCCAGGATGGGAACTTGCCGAACGAAGCAGCGCGTTTGAGATCACCGATCCGCAAGCAGCTTGGGAAGTCGTGAAAGAAAAAATAACGCCAGAGGCTTTTGCGGCCTGCGCGAAATTAAAAATCGGCGAGTTGGAAAAAGCCTACTCCCGCACCGCGGAGCGTGGGCAAATGGCTAAAGCCAAAGCGGCTCTACGCGACAAGCTGATCGACGCCAACGCAGCGAAAGTCGAGGGCACGATCTCATTCTTAAAAAAATCAAAAAACTTTTGAACGAGTAATAACCGCGTAAGGTCTAACCCCCACCCCAGAGCAAAACCAAAACCACAAAAACCGAAAATATGGCAACTATAACCTTCGACGAAACCACGACAACCGAGTCCAAACAACTCGCGACAACCAAGCCAGAGGCAAACGCTCTCGCTAACATCACGACCACCACGGCCCTCGCAGAAAAGGGGCTCGTTGGCGACTGGAGTGCCTCAGACACA